CAGAGGAGAATATACCAGAGGAGGCAGTAATCTTGACTGTACCATCCACGGCATCCGGTGTAATCGTAGCACTTGGATTAGATGTTGAAAGAGTAAACGCATGAAAAGGCGAGGTTAGTGAGATTGTGCTTTCTGTCCAGCTCTGGTTGTTTGCCCCTCGTACAATCTTTCTTGGGGCGAGATCTTCCTGCACTAATATCAATGTATCGGCTGATTGCGTGAAATAAAGCTTGGATAGATCAATATCGCCTAAGTTGATAGCTAGGTAGTCATTACCACTGCTATTGATGTTCGTGATCTGAACGGTGTTGGCAAAGACAAACATTCGTGTTTCAGAGGCCGATTGCTTTACAAAGACCAGCATAAAACTCTGATCGTTACTAAACTCAAAAGGTATAAGACGCATACCGTTCTGGGCCGTAAAAGAGCCTCCGAGATGACTGGTAAGATCTGCCATGAACGCTAACCCTGGTCTACGCTCAAAGCCTCCTTGTGGCAGGACTGTGATGTTCTTGGCTCTATCTAGGGCAGAAGGATATTGGTTGAGATCCACCCGGCCTTTGACAAGAGGATCAAGCTCCCCAACCGTGAAGTTTGACTGATAAACTGTTACCCGGCTCATCGGACATCTACCAGCACATAATCAGCAAGAACTTGCGACGATTGACCGGAACCATCAATAACCGTGGCTTGTCGAAAGTATCCCCCTCGTAAGCTTTCAAGAGGAGTACCAAGAGCCACACCTTTCCAATAATCCGACTTGGTAGTCTGATCGGTGACCGGTTCGGCTAGGTGCCATGCCATTTGATAGATCAGCAACTGTACAAAATATGCCGGCATCGCTGGCTCATCAACATCTCTTTGGTAGTCAATGTAGATACTTTGTTCTTGTGATAATAGTTCAGCCCCCTGGATCTCATAGTCAGTAAGATTAGGAGCGTTGGTATTGTTAGACGTAAATACCTTTCGTGGTACTCCATTCACCATATCAGAAGGTAAAGCATAGGCATACTGCCAATAAGAGAGGGGAGTGGAGGCTGACTGGGCCAACTGTGTTTTTGTCAATGAAAAGCTCCAGGGATACATTCCTAGAGTTTGTGCTTTTACTTTAGGATAGATGACCCCGGCTATAGAGGCTGGGGCCGTACCATCCGAAAATGAGGATATACTCGTTGATCCGAGCAGTAATAGGGCTTGAGAACAAATAGATACGTCTGTGTCTGTGCTTGCCATTCAAACCCCTTGTTGGTTTGGGAGGCAGTCGGAACCACCCCCCAAGGATATTAGTCACTATCCGATACAGCCCCGATTGTCGTGCCGTCCGAAACGTCTACCGTTGTTCCATCATTAGAAACTACGATATGCATTGTGACTGTTCGTGTGCCACCGGTTGAGCCATGTACGATAATCATGTCACCTACGTTGAGGATGTCGGCTACATCATTAAAATAACCGGACGCATCCACTGCGGTATGTGCCTCGGTTGTACTAAAGACATACATTGCTGGAGTAACTCCGGCTCTGGCTTGTCCACCGATAGTGTTAAAATCATTTCTAACAAATGCCATCTAAGCTCTCCTTAATTAACTTTCACGGCAAGTGACATCGCAAATTCCGTCTACATCGACTGCTATAGCTCCAGCCGAATACATAGCGGTTACGAGAAACGATGTTCTTTCCGGTACATAATTGATTTCTGTTTTAGCTGGCATACCAACACCAAGACCGATTGCTGACTTGTGGAACGCTACACACGTTCTGTCACTTGATCCATCGATTGGAATACCGCCCTCATCTCTGTCACCAAACATGATTATTGAAAATCCTCCGAAGGCCTGTACGTCACCTCGCCTCAGAGCATCTAGTTGTATGAAATCGCTAGAAACTGCTCTTTCATCACCAAGTAAGGATGCCATTGAATTAGCATGAACTAAGAGGTATCGGTCAGTTGCCGGCACGTTCTTAGCGTTGAGTTTCTTACCAGCCTCAATAATCTTTCCGACATTAAGGTCAGAGGCACTTGCTGATCCAGAAGTAACCACAGTGTTGGCAACGGTTGACCCGGCTGATGCATTTATGAGTGCATCGATAACCACTTGGTCTTCGCGTCTTGCTATGGCTTTTCCTAGCATTTCGGCAAGCTCTGCTCTTTCGTCAAAGTTTACTTTTGCCTGGTTGAAAATGTCACTGTACTCTGATGCAGAATAATCCACCATTGTCGCGGTAACCGAGCTGAACTGCGCCCCTACAGGGGTCACTTGAGTTCCGGGTGAACGAACAGAGGCTGATCCTTTAGCTAACTTTGGGAACTTTACAGTAGACCCTTCTACGTTTGTTCGGGTTCTAACAGTTCCGGCAAGTTTAGCCTCAGACTGATAAGCCTGGTGAACTTCGCTTTCAAAGATAGTGACGAATGCGTTTGATATTGCATTGTTGGACATCTATCTCTCCATAAAAAAATTAACATTAGTGTTCGCTTGGTTATGGAATAAATCCGCCAATCAAAGTGATTGAACGGCTACAGATGTAGTTATCGCTCAACCCACCGATACCATATCTTGAAAATGTAGTAAAGCTAAAAGTAGCGTCTAGTTATGCGATATTATCGTAGAACTCTTTTTCCTTCTGCTTTCGCCATACCGGATCAGATCTCCAACGAGGATCAGCAACATACTGCGCTAGTTCATCCTTGGTCTTTCTTTCTCCGGTGAAGGAAGGAATAGGTAGTTCTTTTGGGCTAGAGAGATTGCGTATCTTTCTGAGGAGCCTAGTACCATCTGCGGTACCGCCCATCTGATCCAATACGTCAAACTCGGCTTGTGATATGACACCCTTGCTCAATAGGCTGTTTGCCCAGTCATAGTTGGATCGTACCAGCTCGACCGCATTGTTGCCCAATAATCGCTTTTGCTCCTCAATAAACTCCTGCTCACTCTTGGCCTCATCCTCAACCGCACCGACAAACTGCATTGCCAGATCTTGGAAATCTTCCTGAGACATCCCATAGCGTTGCGCCATGTCCTTATAGTTGTTGAGCATCTCATCATCTTCCGGCACATTCTCGCCTAGAAAATCTACGTTATACTCTTTTGGGGCTTTGTGATCGCCTCGTGAAAACTTCTTCTCTAGCTCAGAGTAGGCTTTGGATAGCTTTTCTACGTTCGTGCCGTTCTCCGCATCCCAGAACTTCTCCGGGAGGAACTCTGGTTTGACGAACTCAATCTCGTCTGGATCAACACCCTCCGGCTCGGCATTGGCCTGGAGGTGCGAGTTTTCGTCTTCTGTCTGCGTGGCATTGAGATCCTCTCCTGCTAGTTTCTGCATATTGCTTTCAGCTTGTGGTTGCTGTTCTTGTTGTTCCTCTTGCTGTTCTTCAGACATCTTTAGCTCTCCTTATTCTACTATTTATCTGTCGTATCAGTGAGTTTTGGCCCTCTCGGAAATAGCCATTGCTTGGCTCAGTTCCCGGATACCAGCACGGTTGATCTATTGTCGTACTCGCCAAATGCTTGAGTACCTTTAGACCATCCGGTGTATTGAAGACGGTAGCATAGAGCATATCCATCTGGGATGCTTGCGGATCTTCAATTACCTCCGGCCAAAGATCATCATCAAGCTGGTTGTTCTGGTTCTCCGCCACCTTCCATCATTCCTTGTTGTTGCGCCATTTGCTGGGCTTGTTGCATCAGCATTTGCTGTATTTGTTGCTTTTCTTCTGGTGTCATCCGGACTTCAGCCGGGATAGCCAGTTGATCAGCAATATAATCGAGTAGCACTTCTTGTTTCACGGCAAGCTGTCCAGCCGGCCCAAAGCTCTGCGCTATCTGCATATACTGCATAATCTCGCTGACTTTCTCCATATTCTGCGACATGGCAATCGGAGCAACTGGTTGAACTTTGACTTGTAGACCATTGATCTTCAACGGTAAATCAATCATGCCTATCTCATCCATGACTTCTAGAGTACGTCTGACCACCGGATACATTGTCTCCTGGATCAATCGTCCAAAAGCACTACCCATGTTTTCTGAGAGTATCTTCATCTTTTGCATGATTTCTGTAGCGGATCGGGCTGAGGATGTATCGGGAGGCAACATATCATCCACGAGGATTTGCTTGATAGACATCACGAGATCTTGTTGTGACATTTGCGATAGCTGAGGATCGCCGGATCGGGGCAGGGGCTTGAGACTTTCTCCCTGGTTTCCACCGTTACGAGCCACTGGGATAATCGCTCCAGGTACTAATCGCACCGCATTTGGGTTGAGAACACCATCATCCATCGCTGTATACACACCGGCTATAGAGAGGGAGGCATTCTTGAGGTGATACTCTTTGAGCTTGTTTAAGGTCTTGATATCGTGAAGAGCGGTCAATACCGGCCCTCGGCCATACTTCTCCCCGGTGGCTTTCATATAGCGTGATACGACCCAGGGGAAGGAGTTCATGCGTCTATAGACGAGTTCGTCTTCTCCTTCTTTGGTTATGACATGATAGTGGTAGATACCTTCGTCCTTGTCATAGCAAGTGATTTCATAGAGATCGATTTTCTCATCGGGTCTACCGTCATACTTTTGTTTGAGTTGTGCTGGTATCTCTGCATCGGGAAACTCCTGATCTACGGCAGAAAACGGTATCCTATGATTACGATAGACCTTATCGACTGTTCCAAACGGCCCTTCATCATAGGCAATCAAAAAAGAGGGAACGGCTGTATAGCGTATGGGCTGTAACTCGTCACCCGGTTGGATGATCATCACAGCCGTTCCGATAGCTAACTCTAGGAGGAACTCGCCCATAGCCATATCAAAGTTTGACTGACGCATCACATCAAACATTTTGTCGGCATAACTATCCAATATGCGCTGAATTTCTATGTGTCTCTCTGGTGGGATCTCTTCACCGGGAACCAGCCGGCACCAATGCCGTTGTGTTGGAAACACTCCGGATTGCAATCGATTGGCAAATCTCTGGGTTGCGTGAATAGCCGTACTGTCATA